ATGCACTGCACCATTGAAGTCGAACGGGAAGAAGACGGGCGCTGGCTGGCCGAAGTCATGGAACTTCCCGGCGTGATGCCCTATTCCCCATCGGCGGAGATGGCGGCCACCAAGGCCTTTGCCCTGCGTGCCATTGCCGACCGGCTGGAATACGGCGATTCTGTGCCCGGCATCGAGCAGATCACCTTCTCCACCAGCAATGAGCCATTGGCCCTCCGTTAAGGCCCGCAGACTGCTGGCCGCGTTGCTGCGCATCGGCTGGCAAGAAAAGCGTCGCGCCGGTTCCCACCGTACCCTTGAACGCTCCGGGTGACCTGACCATGTGTTTTCCTTCCATGACCAGGGAGAATCGGCCCCCGCATGCTGGCCCGCATGCCCGCCATACCCGCCTGACGCCAGAGAACCTGTAGCCGTGTTGCCCGAATCGATTCTCGACATGTCCCCTGTCGCCATCTTGTGCGGCCTGCGTTACCGCGAGGGCATGACCCAGGCTGAGCTTGCGCGCCGCACAGGCATTCCGCAACGGCACATCAGCGAGATGGAAAACAACCGCCGTCCCATCGCCACGCAGAACGCCCGCAAGCTGGCCGAAGCGTTGAGTTGCCCCCCAACGCGCTTCCTTTCCACATAGCCGCAGGCCGACATCCCTCAAACCTGCCGCCAAGGCTGTGCGGACCATCGTGCGACCTTACCCGCCCAGAAAACGGAAAGAGAGCCAGACTTGCATCTGGCTCTCGATGTTACAATGGTGGGCGGTGAGGGGATCGAACCCCCGGCATTCGGCTTGTAAGGCCCAATTATTGCTGCCAAGTTCCTATTTTAAATACACTTCCATTTTCAAAAAACCGCACAGGCTAGTATGATTCACCGTGGTCCGGGTGAGTCACGAGTGAGCCGTGAAAGCCTCCCGGGCTTTCGTCTTCCTCCTTGCCACAAAACTTATTCCGACTTATTAAAAACTCATGACGCGCATCGAATGGGCACTGAAGGCGGTAAAGCAACTGCGCAAGCTGCCGCAGGCGGAGCAGGTGAAGGTGCACGCCGCCGTGGGTGCCCTTGCCGAGTGGCCGGACGTGCGCAACGTCAAGGCGCTGGTCAACCGGGTTGACTATCGGCTGCGCGTCGGGCGCTACCGCGTCCTGTTCCATGTGACGCCCGATGGCGAGTTGACCGTCATCAACATCGACGAGGTGAGAAAGCGCGATGAACGCACCTACTGAACACCAAATCATCCGGCACAACGGGCAGCCCGTGGCCGTCGTGGTGCCCTACGCGGAGTATGTTCGGGCCTTCGGTCCACAGGCCGGGCCGGAACCCACCGTTCCGCACGATGTGGTGGGACGCGTGGTCAACGATGGCGTTTCCCCCTGCCGGGCATGGCGCGAGCATCTTGGGCTGACGCAAGCCGAAGTGGCCGCCCGCATGGGCGTCACCCAGTCCGCCTATGCCCAGATGGAAGCCAGCGACGCGAAGCTCCGCGTCGCAACCCGACGCAAAATCGCTGCCGCCCTTGGCGTGGCGGTCGAGTTGCTCGACCTGTAGCCTGGCTCTTCCGCACCTCATCGGCATGTGCCTCGGAACACCAGAGGTCTTGCCTGCTTCATCCGTTGCGTCTCACGAACAAAGAAAAACGAGACACAACGCTCTTTGTGGCGCACAGCCGAGGCACAAAGACATGTCGCCGCCTCTAGCCAACGGGCCAACCCCAAAACGCCTCACACCAAGAACCCCACCTCCACCGCCCTCACATCTTCCACAGCACCGACGGCCATCACAGCCGCCGCAAGGTCGCGCTGCTGTTCTGCCAACCGCTGCCGCGCATAGTCGAGCCCTTCCGGGTCGCTGACGGCCAACAGAGCCGCCTCCACCGCCACCACGGTGGGCGCAGGGTTCGACAACGCCACAAGACCCGCCAGGGCGGCGTCATGGGCCTTGGCGATCTCAGCCAGCTTCGCGGCCCTGGCCTCTTCAAGCGTCGCCTCCGACGGCGGGGCATCTTCGACTTGCCGCACCGCCTCCCACGCATCGACCACAGACTGCCAAGCCGAGATGTCCTCCAACTTCTCGTTGGGCGTGCCGTCGTTGAACTCCACGTGGCCCGCCTGCCCGTCCCACTGCACGGCATGCAGGCTGTCAGGCAACCCGGACAGGTCCACGGACAGGGCGCGCCCGTCCACGATCACCACGTTGTCGTCCCGGATGATGGTCAGTCGCATGAATTAGCCCTCCACCTGCTGCTGATGTCCTGCAATCACCCGCTCCCGGTTGCTCATGCTGGCAAGGCGCACGATCTCCCCGATCCCGGCCATGGTCGCCCCGCTGGCCTTCACCATCTCGTTGCGGAACGACTCAACCGCCGCCGCGCCCTGGCGCGCCTCTTGCGCATTCTCAATGAGCAGGATGGGCAGCCAGGCAACCGCGCACCCCCACTCGTCGATATCCTGTCCCGTTTGCGGATGCTTGCCCCGCAACTGGATGTACCAGCGGCACGTATCCCTACATGCTTTGAACCCGTTCAACGGGCACTTGTCCTGCTTCTTCATGGCTAGTCCTTCTGGGCGATGATGAGGTCCACGTATTTCACGCGCATGTCCAGCCCGTGGGAATGGGCACCGCCTGAACCTGCATTATTTGTTGAGAGTATTCCGCCCAGCCAGGGATCAGAATATTGGGACACACCGTGTCCGGCATTGCCGCCCCCGCCATAATAACGAACACTAGTACTGTGCCCATGACTTGGCATGTGCGCCGTCGTCAGCGTGAACGCATCCGTCGCCGTCCTGCCGAACAGCGTGGAAAAGCCCACGCTGCCGCCGCTCCCCACTGCGCCGCTGACAACCCGCAGCGCCTTGTCGTTGTGGCTGGCGTCCTTGGTCCAGCCCGTGGGCGCCGTGGATTGCTGGAACAGCATCCGGGTGCCGGGCTCAAACCCGCCCCCGCCTCCGGCCGCTTTCCACGTCACAGGGTCCGTGCCCACCAACATCCACAAACTGTTGTCGTCCACCTGCCGGGCCAGCTTCCCGATGCCGCTGGCATCGACGCCCACGCCCGTCTCGCGCGCCGCTTGGGTGGCGAACTCCCACGCATAAGGCACATGCATGTTGTCAGGGCCTTTCAACCCTCCGTGCATCGTCGTCATCAGAACACCCCCATGACCTGCTGCGGCTCACCATTCACCAACGCGTAGAGCGGCACCTCCACGCCGTTTTCGATCACCGTCACCGGTCGGATAGCCCCGGAGGGCGTGTTGAGTTGGTAGTCCACGTCAACGGTCAGGCCGTCCGCCACACTGCCGGTGTGGGTGACAGCAAAGCGGTACATGTGCCCCACTTCGATGTTGCGAGCGAGGAACGAGGGGTATGGGGTCTTGTCGAGGTACACCCACTCGTCGGCATCAGCCCCCAGCCTCCGCACGAACACGCGCCACTCCAGGGCCGTTCCGCGCCATGCCAGGGAGATGAGCTTCTTGCTCACCAAGTCCTCGTTGGCGTCGATGATCGTGGTCACGAGGCCCACCACTGCGGGCAGGTTGGCCGCGCTGTCGGTTTGTGGCGCCACGCCTTCGTCGGCATAAACCGCCTCGTCGTACTCCAGCGCTTTGAGCGTCACACGCATGTCGCTAGAGCGACTCAGCGAGCGCACCCGGTACCACCGCGTCACCCGCTGCACCTCGCCCACAGCGGCGGAACAGCCGGGGGACGGCACCCGCCCCCACGGAGCCGCGAGCGTCAGCGTATCGGTCAGAGTCGATTCGGCCACGGAGGCAAGGGGCCTCACCTCGACCTTCTCCACGCCCTCCACGTCGCCCGCCACATCCACATGCGCCAGCCGCACCTCGTAGGCCGTTCCGGGCTCAAGCTGCACGGGGCGGCTCAGCTTCACCGTGGTCTCGGTGGCCGACAGCACCACGCCCGATTGCGTGGCCATGAGCCGGTCGGCCGCAACTTGAATCACCGAACCGCGCCGGATGTGCGGCCCAAGGGCACGCCAAAGCAACGTGAGGTCCACGCGGCGGCTCAGGTAGCGGTTACATCGGTTGATGTACTCTCCGGCCCGCTGCGCTCCCTCATCGCTGTTGCAAGGATACAGGGTGATCTGCGCCACCGTCGGCGGTCGGTCCACCACCGCGTTGAAGAAGTCGCCGGGGGCGAAAGCCACCTGCTTGCCCCGTTCCGGATCGAACCAGGTGATCTCGCACCCGTCGGCCAAGTCATCCGAGTTCGGGTATTCGAGGCCCAGCGTCCCTTGCAGGATGTCGGCGGAGGTGACCAGGAACGCGGCATCCGGCAAGGCCACGGGGCGGTCGCTGATGCACACGATCTTCGTACCCACCCTGTCCACGATGAACCGCCCGAACTGCCCCAGATACCCGAGCGCGGTTTCCAGCGTGCACTGGGTGTCCCAATACATCGAGCCTTTCAGACCTTTGAGCTCACACCACTCGGCGGCCTCCACGAACGACGGAACGTCGATGCTTTCCACGGGCTCGCCCGCGCCCCAACGGGTGTTGGTGATCAATTCCAGCGCAGCCCACGCCATGTTGCCGATGTCGCGGCTGACGGCCCCGCCCTGCCCATCCGGCAGCATGGCCGTCATGCGCCTTGCGCTGCACGTGACCTTCGGCGCGCTGCCGTTGAGTTTGTCCGTGGGGAGCGCCCTGATCGCCAGCAAGGCGCAGTGCGGCAGCCGGAAGTCATCCGGCACGATCTCGTGTGTGTATTCGAGCCAGGTGTCCGAGATGTAGCGGTCACCGGTCGGAGGCGCGACGGGGTGTCGGTAGCGCACCTCGTGCCGCCCCTCGGGCACCTCAAACTCGTAGTAGCGCATGATCGCGGCACGCTTGGCCCCGGAAATTGACACCGTGCCCAGGTCCGTCCACTCCGTCTCCCCGTGGAGGCGGTGCTGGAACTGCACCTGCACGGTCACCGGGTCCAGCCCGCCCTTGTCGTTGGCGTACCCGAGGCCGGACGCGCACTGCACGCCGAAGCCCAGCTTTCGCACCCCGGTGCCGTCCAGCACCACCTCGTGCCAGTCCGTGGAGAGCTTGACCGTCACCCCTTCGGTCCGTTCGGTGATCGCGTCGTTGAACCACGGGAGGACGTCCTGTCCTTCCGTTCCGAGCCGGATGTCGATTTCGAGGCCCTCGTAGTTGCCAGCCTTGTTCCCGTCGATCCGGACATCGAAAACCTCATCCACCGGGCCCTCGGAGATGAGGAACAGACCGTTCCACAACCGCCGGTCACCCGAGGTCGAAAGGTGCTGCGTCAGCTTGGTTGGGGTGAAGTTGTGCTTCTCGCCTTGGAGCACGGGTACCGGTCGCCCCGGCTCCATGGGGTTGGCCTGCGCGCTGAACCCATATGTGGGCGAGTTGTCCATCGGATTCTGACCCAGCCCCTGCCCCAATGACGGCTTGGCCGAAGGGATGAAGGCGTTGACCCCCACCGCTCCCACCAGGGCCACAGCCGCAGTGCCAAGCCCGGTCATGGTCCCCACGGACAAGGTGGAAACAAGACCGTATGCGCCAATGGCGTTTTCAAAACCAAGTGCAAGCATGCCACCAACAGCAGGCGCGGCAAGCATCACCGCCATCATCGCCACTGCGGCAATGGTATTCGACCCCCCACCACCGCCGTCGCCCGGCACCAAGGCCACGGATAACCCGTCACCCGGCCGCACGATGTAGCGCTCCGCCTCCTCGAAGGACAGGAGACGCCCGCTCACGGAAAAGAGTAGGTCCAGCCCCTCATCGATGAGCATGCCCTCGGGCCACCGCGCATCAAGGATGTCGGCAATAGTCAGCCATGGTCGCCACTCCACCCACTCACTCACCACCTGCGTGAGATCGAGGCAATTCAGGTGGAGCACGAGCAGCACGTCGTCCGCCCGCACCCTCATTGCGGGCGGGAAGAACGGGACGGAGTTGTCGGCAGGGGTCAACCGTTCCATACGTAGAACCCGGCGATGAGCCTGGCATAGGGCGAGGTATCCAGCCGATCCGCATGCACCTGCATGTTGCGCTGGATGTGCGCGAACCGGCAGGAATCGAACACTACGCCCACATGGTCCACGAAATCCCGATGGCGGGGGCTGGTGCGCAGGGCCACGACGGCCCCCGGCTCCGGTCCCGCCAACACCTTCCATTCGCCGCTTTGCAACGCCCTCTCGTAGAGGCCATGCCGATCAACGGCAGAGGCAGGCGGAACGATGTTGGGCACCCGACGCCCGAACACAGCGGACAGGGCCATCACGAAGCCCCAGCAGTCGTACAGGGGCACCCGGCGCACCGGGCACATCTCGCCCCGGCCGCGCCGCCGGAACTGCCCGGACAAAACGTGACGCAACTGCTCGGCCTGTCCCTGAGGCAACACGAGGCTAGCCAAAGAGAGCCCCCTTCCCGATGAACGGGAACCCGCCGAAACGCTCGAACCGCCCAGAGTCCAGCGTCTGGTCGATGAGCTTGCAGTTGGTGGCGGTATGGCGACAGGCGGCCACATGGGGGCACTCGTCCGGGCGCAGCCAACTGCAATAGTCCCGCATGATGCGCCGCCTCGGCACCATGCGGCCCATGGTGTTGAGCGTGCCCAAGGTGAAGTGTACCTTGTCGCCGGGGGCCGGAATCGAAATACCCAGGTCAACAAGGGCAAGCTCGTGCGTGGGTTCCGGGTCATCAAGCAAAGCCGTGTTGACCACCAGCACCCGAACCTTGCACGACACCCGGCCATGCTGCTTCCGCCAGTCCTCCAACTCCTCGACGTACTTCTGGGGCACCCCGCCAGCATTGAACACCGTGAGTGTCAGCGTACCCCGACGCGCGCCCTCGCCCTCGGCCCAGTCCTCATGCTCGAAATTCATGGCCTGCCAGAGCCGCGTTTCTTCCGGCCCCAGAATGGCGCGTACCTTGCCGCCGAAGTCCGGCCGGGCCACCAGCCGATATGCACCTGCGGGCTGCCCCTGGAGGGTGTCCTCGCTGCGGCAGTGGAACACTGCCACCTCAAACCACGCCTCGCCCTCGGCGCGCTCCAGAGCCACCGAACCGCTCCAGTCACCATCCCCCACGGAGAAGGTCAGCCCCCCCGCCTCCGACAGGTCAAAGGCCACTTCGTCGCCGGGCTGGGCCAAGTCGCCAACCTGCGCATCGGTCAGGGGCCATACCCACGACTGAGGATCACGCGCGAAACGCATGGTGCGCCCGGTGGGCAGCCCCACTTCCAGAAACAGCAGGTAAGGACTCCCCCCGTGGCGGCGATTGCGTTCGATGATCTGGGCAAGCGTGGCCATGATCACTCCACGCGCCGGATAGGCTGGATAGTGCATTGCACGGCGAGCCTGCCGGGCGTGTCCCGCGACTCGTTGTGCGTGATGGCGTTGGACACGAAGCGGGCCTCCCACTGCACGCCGGTGCGCGGTCGCACCCACAGGAACGGCGTGGACCGCTGGTTGGCATGGAATGCCACAAGGGTGTCGAAGTCGGCGTAGCTCATGGCCGTCCACTCCAACCGCATGGGCTGTTGCCGGGGCACCGAGAAACGCGGCCGGGCAGCATCGTCCCCGGTCTCCATGTTCGCCTCGTCCAGCGGGTCGAAAATCCCCCCGGACATGGACGATGGCACGGCGATGTCAGGCCAGACGTTCATGCTCACGCTCCGCTGGCCACGGCGTCACGGACGCCCATGGTATTGTTGGCCCAGCCCTTGAGCCAGATGGTCATCACGGCGGCGGTCTGGTCGAAGCGCATCTCCGTGCGCCGGGCCTGCACGGGCTGCCCGCCTTCGTTGATCACCCGGACCTCGAACTTCGTGGGCATGCCCCCCGTCCCTCCGGCCACCTTCACCCCAAGGTCGCCCCGGCTGGTACGGCCAAGAGGCATGATGGCCTCCTCGCCCGCCTCGCCCATGAGGCCGATGCCGTGAGCGAAGGGGAACAGGGTGGGCTTGTTCACGACAGAGTTGCGGTAGGCCGAGATGCCGGGGCCGCTGAACACATTCCCCTGCGCCGACGCGGTGAACAGCCCGCCCCAGTTGATGCTACCGAAGGCCTTGGCCAGCGGGCCGGTGATGTTCTGCTCGACCTGGGCCTTGATGATCATCCGCGCGAAAGCCTCGCCCACCGCCTCGATGTTGGCCTGCGCGCCCATGGCCCAATCGGTGATGGCATCTGCCATGCCGTCCAGCGCCTTCTTGGTGGCCTCCTTCCACTGCGACGCGGCGTTGCTGGCGGCCTCGGCGTACTCGATGAACGCCAGCTTGGCCCCGTCGCTACCGGCCTGCGAGATTTCGAGCATCTTCCGGGCTTCCACTTCCGCGAGCAGAGTCTTGTCCTGAACCACCTTCCGGTAGTTCGACATTTCGCGGTCGAGGATGCGGGCCTGCAAATCCTCCCGGTTCTTCAGCAGCCCGGCTGCCATCTGGTAGAACTGCTGCTCCACCTGCATGTTGCGCTGGGCGGTGGTCAGGTGGATGCGCTCGACCTCAAGCGCCACCTGTTTTTCCACCTCCTCGCGGGAGCCCACCTTCTCCCAGTCGCGGCGCTTGTTTTCGAGTTCGGCCAAGGCGCGTGCGCGGTCGATCTCGGACTTGTCGAGGTTGCCCCCGGCCTGAACCGCCACCTCGTTGCGCAAGAACGAAAGCTCGGTCTCCCGGTCACGCCCTTGGTCAAGGAACGCCTTGCGGGCGCTGCGGTACTCCTGAATCGTGGCAAAGCCCTTGGCGAACGCTTCCTCTGCCGCAGCCTTGAGGCGTTCCATCTCCGGCGTGACCGAGCCGATGTCCTTCTTCCACTTCTCGAAATTCTTGCTGAACCGAAGCTGCGCGGCCTGGGCCTCATCGCCGGTGATGCCTGCCAGCGCCTCGTTGACCTCGCGCAACGCAGCAGCCGCGCGCCCCGCCGCCGCAGCCTCGTTCTTGCCCACGGAGGAAAGCTGCCGGTCGCGCTCCTTGGCGGCCTCGGTGAGCTTGCCCTCCCAATAGTCCGTGCTTTCCCCCGCATCACGGAGACGTTCGATGACACGGGTGATGGCGGTCTCGGTCTCGTTGTAGGAATCATTGATCTTCTGGATTTTCGCAGCGTCCGTGTCCTTGAGAAAGGCGTTGGCAGCCTGCCGTGCCTTGCCCAAGGCGGCATCGAGCGCTTCGGCGGCGTTCGTCTGGTCGGCAAAGGCCCCGTCGCGCTGCCGGTTCCCGGCGGCGATTCGAGCCAGATAGGCGTCGATCTGCTCCTGCGCGTAGCCCTCCGTTCGATCCCCGGTCATGGGGTCGTAGCTGACGCGCTTGGTGATGCCCGCTTTCTCCATGGCCGCGATAGTGGCCGCCCGTTGGGCGTGAGCCTCCATCGCGTCGGACGCCCCCTTCAAGGCATCTTTCACAGCGTTGATCCCGGCCACCATGGCGCCGGTCTGGCTGGCGCTGGCCTTGAACCGCTCCCACTCGGTGGAGAGCCCGCTGGTCGCCTTCTGCGCCTCGGAAGCCCCGCCGGTATATTCGGTCCGCAGCACGCGGGCGAGCTTCGGCAGCAGATCGTCGGCAGTCACCCGACCCTGCTCCAGCAGCTTGTCGAGCTCGGCGGTGGTCAAGCCCATGGCCTGTGCCGCGAGACGGAACGCGCCGGGCAGCCGTTCACCAAGTTGGCCCCGCAACTCTTCGGCCTGCACCTTGCCCTTCGAGATCATCTGCCCGATGGCGAGGTAAATGCCCTGCATGTCCGCCTGCGACAGGGACAGCGCGGCCCCTGCCTCGGACACTGCCGTGAAGATGGAGTTCATGTCGGCCTCAAGGGCGGTGCCCTTGCCCGACGCGAAGAAGGTTTTGGCCGACTCGGCAGTGGAGCGGAACTCAAGCCCGAGGCGCTGGGTGGTGTCGTAGATGAACTGGAGTTGCTGGCGGGCGGCTGTCGTGGAGCCGTAAATGGTGGTGTAGGCCCGGTTCAGCTTCTCCACCTCCATGGCAGCCCTGAAGGTGGCCATGGCTGCGGCACCCGCCGCCAGGCCTACCGCCGCCACGTGCGGGGCAAAGGCCATGGCCGCAGTGCCCGCCATGCGCAACGCCCCGCTCGTGTCGCCCAGTTCAAAGCGCAGGCGGGCCATTTGCAGCGAACTCGCCCCCGTGCTGCGCTGGATATTGACGAAGGCACGCTCGGCAGCCTGCGAGGCGGACTGGCGCACCATGGAGGCGGCCAGTTCATCCATACGCGAACGACTGACCCCGGCGGCGCTGGCTATTTCCCCGAACTCGTCCACCAAGCCCTTGAACGCCCCACGAGAGGCCGTTGCCGCGCGCCCCGCAGTGGCAAGGTCGGAGGTCAGCCTTGTCAGGCCGCTCGACATCGTGCGCGGAGACAGTGCCCCGTTGATGGCGTCCGACATGGCCTGTCCCTGCTCGCGCGCAAGGGCCTTCGCACGGTCCAGGTCCGTCTTTAACTGCTCGTACGTCAGACGGATCGGCACGTAGATGCCGGGTATCTTCCTCGCCATGAATTCCTCGTTCGGTATTCAGGGCGCTGGTGGAGGTTCTTTTCTTCCGTTCGTCGTTGAGACGCCGCTCATCTTTTGGTAACGGCGGACAAAAAGGAGGTCTGTATGGGTTTGTTCGACTGGCTTTTCGGCAAGAGGAAAGACCCTGCACAGCCGCCAGCAGACACGGCGACAGCAGCGCAAGAACCGAGCGTGCAGGAAGGGACTGCACCTGCCGAAGTTTTCAACCGTCCAGAAATAAAATGGAATGACTGGAACAAACGGAACGATGTGCACTTGGGCATTCCCGACCTGCCTGTTGCTGGCGTGACTCATGTCAACAACGATGGAGTGGGACGCCAGAACATCCTGCGCCACATGCGGCAATGGGAAGCAGTGGATATCATTCCTGAGCCGGACAACCCGCATGACCCCAACGCGCTGCGCGTCATGGCCGGTATGGGGCAGATCGGCTACATTCCCAAAGGGCAAGCTGCAATGATTGCCGACTGGATGCGCCATGGGTGGGGAGCGATGGCCAAGCTCTCTGCCCTGTATGGCGGGGAAGGGAAGCCATACGGGGCCAAGATAGATATGCTGCTGACGCAGCCCCCGAACACTCCCGCAGAACAATTCAAGATTTGCGGCATTCGGGGACGGGACCGCGTTGAAGTAGCGCAAAGCCTCGAACCCGGCGACAGGGTTGATATCACATCGGGCGATGCAGACGGAGAATATACTGTAGCCCGCGATTGGGAAGAATTCGGAAAGCTTTCCAAGGCTGATGCCCGCGTTTACGCGAAGCACGAGGGAAATGGGGCCACCTGCTATGCCTTTGTTTCCGACGTTGAGCCCAACGAGGACGAGGACAAGCCACCCCATGTCACCGTGGCAGCCGTCTTCTGCCAGCCTTGACATCCACCGCATTTCATGGCGTGTTGTCCGCACGGTGCTGAAAACACCCACAGGCGGACCCGCCACCCGACAGATTGGCCTTTTCTTTTGCCCAACGTCTGGGCATAATTGCATTCATTTGCCGGGTGTGGGCGAAATACAATACCCGAAAGGGAAACTAGCTCGCAGCTCCTGTGGCTGTTTTCAGCACCCGGCAATTCCCACGCCGGGAGTTGCCTCCGTGAACCTGAAAAGTTCCACAGGAGGCCCACATGTCTACTTCCCTCGTCTTCCAGTCCCACCGATTTGATGTCATCGACCTAAACGGTCAGCCGTGGTTAAGGTCAAACCAAATCGGTTTGGCCATGGACTACAAGAATCCAGACCTATCAGTGGCCAAGCTGTACCGCCAACACGCCGACGAGTTCACCGACTCCATGACGGCGATGGTCACCCTGCCCACGCCGGGCGGTCCGCAGGAGACCCGCATTTTCTCCCTGCGCGGTTGCCACCTCCTCGCCATGTTCGCCCGCACCCCGGTGGCCAAGGCGTTCCGCGCATGGGTTCTCGACGTGCTCGAAACCCTCGGCGAGGCCGAGGCCCGTCAGCCCGTCGCCCCACGCCTTGCCACCAAGGCCGACCGCCGTCCGCTCGTGGACCTTGTGCGCATGTGGGTCAGCATGGCCCCGCTCGGCTATGGCGCTGCGTTCCGGCTGGTCAACGCGGCCATGGGCGTTTCCTCGGTCGAGGAAATGACCCCGGAGACGGTCCAGCGCGCCATCGGGTGGGTGCAGGCCCGCATCGACGCCATACAGGCGGCACCCGTCGTGCTGCCTGCCGCAGCCCCGGCCCTGCCCGCCGTCCCCGACGATCTGCGTGCCCGGCTCAGGGCGCATACCCACGCCTGCCTCGACTTCATGGGCGAAACCTGCTCCAGGGCACGCATGCTGAACACCGAAGGAAGCCTGTTGGCCCGCGAGGTGTACAGCGTCCTTGAACCCCGGTTCGCCACCTCCATACCCGGCTATCAGGTCCGTGAGCGTGTCCACGATTCGCTCACAACCTTTGCCTCGCGTGGCGTCCACGCCATGGAGGTCGGAGCCGACAACCTCTACCTCACCGCCCGCCTCATGGAGGGGTTGGCGGCGATTCGGTAGCCCCCCAGAAATCACTAACCGGAGCCCCCGCAAGGGGGCTTTGGGGTTACCTTTCGGGGCATCGCCAAAAAATCTACTTTTGCCACCATTTCTATAATTGCTAACACCTTGCATTCGATAAGGCTTTGCCATAGACAGAGTTATGCGCCGTCGTATTTCTCCCTTGCCTATTGACAGGCAATACTTTCGAGAATAAATACACTCCAATCGTGCCCGTTCCTCTGTGGAAGACTTGTTCTTCTTCAAGAGCGGGCCCTCTTATTTTTATGCCCCCACTCTCCCCGCCCAAGCCGTTCAAAACGTACCCAGAACTAGTCGACCTCATTGAGTCACGTGGAATGCTCATTGAGGACCGTGCCCGCGCTGAGCGAAAGATCGCCCAAGTCGGTTATTATCGCTTGAGCGGTTTTTGGCATCCATGTCGCGCCTTCGAGAAAGGCCCTGACGGAAAATTCATTCCTTCAATGCCCGGCTCAAAGGTTATGAAGAGATCAGAAGAATTTTTGCCGGGGACTACCTTTAATAAGGTTTTCTGTCTTTATTTATTCGACAAACGGCTTCGCTTACTCATGCTTGATGCGATTGAACGCATAGAAATACACCTTCGATCTGTAATCGCCCACGAAATGGGGTATCATAGCCCTACTGCATATGATGATCACACTTTTATTAATCAAAAATTCCTACGCAATACGGCATGGAACAATTGGAAATCCAAGCATCAAGACAATATAGAAAGATGCAGAGAAGACCACATAATTTGGCATAAAGAATCTGGGAAAGCCATCCCAATATGGGTAGCTATAGAGGCTTGGGATTTTGGAATAATGTCTAAATATTTTTCAATGCTTCTAGCTCGGTATCAAAATAGAATATGCCAAAGAATAGACCCTTCGTTACGACCAAACATTCTCAATAACTGGCTAAGAGAACTGAACACCATAAGAAATAGATGCGCGCACCACACCAGAATATGGAATCAATCCACACACAGCCCGCTACTTACTCCTGCTGATGACTATTTCAAAACACTATCCCTAGGAGATAAAGCTCTTACAAGAGCACTAGGAATAATCGCTATAACCTGGTTTCTCGTTCGTAAAATAGGTGTAAATTCCCAATGGATAACTTGTGTTGCAGATAATTTCAAAACGATGCCACGCCTCCCAAATTGCAATTTAAAAGTGATGGGATTTGAAAACGACGAAGAGTTTCCTTTAGAAAAATTTCAGTAGCCCTAAATGAAAGGGGGCCGGGCCATCCCGGCCCCCTTTCATTTCCACCAGCACCCTATTTGCTTGTCAGTGATCAGGCCCGGCACTGGCCGGGGTCATTCCGAGAACAGCTTCTCGATCGCTTCGTCGTCGTTGGCGAAGCCGGTCTCTTCCCGACGCCGCCGAATGGCGCAGAACGCCATCCATTCGGTGAACTCGGCGCTACTCATGCGCCGCAGCATTTCACCGACCGTCATCCCCAGTTCGAGCGCAAGGGAGAAGGCGAATGCCCTCTCCCCGCGCGCTAGGAGTTTTTTTCGGCCTCCTCCACGGCTCCGGCATGCAGGCCGTTGAGCCGGATGGCTTCCTGCAACAGCCGGTCGATCACTTCGGGGTTCTTGCGGCCAAGGGTCGTGTCCGCGTCCTCGGGCGCGAACAGCGGCACGCCCTCGTCATCCACCAGGCAAAGCGCGAGGAACTCGGCGTTACTGATCTCCACGCCGCCGGTGTCGTCGGTCCCGCGCTTGGCGAGGTTGTCGCGGGCGGCTGCGCTGAACCCGCGCAGCGTCACCTGTCCGCCCCACTCCGGCACATCCACGACGGCCGTGGGCAAGTCCTGCGCTTTCAGGATGTCATCTCTCGTCAGGCCCATGATCTGCTCCTTAGGCGGCAAGGCGCGTCACCTTGCCGGAAACCTTGATGGTCAGGGAGAACCGCTGCACGTTGTTGGTTTCCCAGTTAAGGGGCAGCGACTTCACGTAGCCAGAGAAACCCCACTTGGTTCCGGCCGACGTGACCACCTGCCAGTTCTGCACTTCGCCGCTACCCAGCAGGTCGAGCAGGGCCAGATGTTGGGCGTTGGTGTCGTCCCAGATACCCTCGGCGCTGAACGAGCCGTAATCGGCCAGACCCGGCGCATACTCCTTGCCGTCCGACTCAAGGTCGGTCACGTCGATGTCGTCTTTGGAGATGCCGTCGATGGAGAGCTTGGTCAGGCCGGGCAGGGTGGTGAACACCTCCGGTTCGGCACCGTCCCCCAGCTTGAGCACGGAGCCCTTCGACAGCGTGTACTTCTTGGCCATGGTGAATCCTCCGGGCTACGCCCACACGATGAAGTCCATGGAAACACGGCAAACACGCGCCTCCTCGTCCGAGAGGTCGCGATCCTCGTCCAGTTCGGCGGCAAACTCGGCACCGGTCATCACGCCGCGCACCGCCTTCGCCAGCCGCTTTGCCTCGGGATAGGTCTTGGCCCAGGCGTCAATCTGGATGCTGATGCGCTCGCACGGCGCGTCCCCATCCAGAACCGCCTCCGGGGCTCCGCTCACCCGCTGGTAGGTGATGAACGGCAGCGGCGCGCCCTTGGGCGCGGACAGCGGGAAGATGCGCCGGGACACGATCCCGGCCACGCCCGCATCCGCCGCAAGGGCGGCCTGCATCACCTGCTCGAAATCAACCCCGCTCATCGTAGGCACCCCCGAGTCGGGCCTGAATCTCATGCAGGGCGGCCCGCACACGCCTGTCCCGCGCCGGGCGCAGGAAGGGATGCGCCGGGACATGCCCCACGGTCCGGCCGTTCGCGTCGATCATGGCGTGTCCGAACTCCACGAGGTGCGCATGCGGCGCGCGGGCGACAACGATGTAGCCGCCCCCCTCGAACTTGGACTTCTGGGCCTTGATCGACTTGCGCAGTTTCCCGGTCTTGTCGGCGAATGCCGCCGTGTTTCGGGCGTCGGACGCGATGAGTTCCGCAAGCATCGCAAGCTCGGGATCGAGCATCGCGCGCACCTGCTCGGCCACGGCCTCGTCCGGGATGTCCACGGTCACGGAGCTCACGGGAATGAGCGGCATCAGTTCATCTCCTTGCACATCAGGTGCATCTCACCCCCATCAAGGGGCAGCACCGCGTCGATGGTCAGCACCCGCCCGCCGAACGACACCCGCATGTCGGCCCGCACGCCGCTCCGGCACCGGATGCGCACCCGGTGCGTCACCTCGGATTGCGCCTGCGCCGCCGCAAAGAACTCACGCCCGGCAATCGGCTCCACAGCAGCCCACACGGTGGCCACGTCCTGCCATTCCGTGGCGTCCGCCCCGCCCCATTCCCCCGGCTGGTGCATAGGGGCCTGGAGCGTGATGCGATGACGCAGCAGTCCGGCGCGCATGATCAGGCTCCCACCATCACGTAGGGGTCGAGTAGGCAGTCCACGAAGTCGCGGGTCATGCGGGTCACCAGCGTCCCGGTAATGAAGGTTTCGCGCTGGGCATACAGCCCACCGATGCGCACCAGCATCCACTGCCGGATTGCGTGGGGCGTCGTGGCCCGAGCGTTCTCCTCATCTCCTTCCACCGGCCAGCCCGCTTTCACGCGTACCGTCACCTCGGCCCCATCGGGAAAGCCCGGCAGTGGCGTGAACGTCCCCCGCACGGGATGCTCCTGCGGGGACAGACCGGAGGGGACTAGGGAATAGAGCCCCCGGTCCACCTCCGCCCCGTCCACGGTCACGGCCTCCACCTCACGCACGGGAGCAAGAGGCAGGAGCACCGGGCCCACCAGCGGGCCGGGCATGGTGATCGTCCAGAGCGAGTCCACGAAGACCTGCCCGGTCAGCGTCTCGCCCTGCTCCCGCACCGCGACGATGAGCGCGGTCAACAGCGCGTCATCCTCGGAGACCTCTACCCGGCAATGGGCCTTGGCCTCGCCAAGGGTGACGGGCTCGATGCGGGGAGCGGCGACACGGCGGATGATCATTTCTGCTCCTGCCCCCCGGCGTGCTTGCTGTTCTTGGCGTCTTCGGCCACGACACCGGCGGCCCTGGCCTGCGCGGCAACCTCGGCGTCCACCTTCACGACACCAGCGGGGTAGTCCTCGGGCCAGCATCCGTTGCGCCAGTAGCGGAACGATTCTTTCAGCGTGATCTTCTGCATGGGATCTCCTGTGCGGCCGGGGCCTCTCGACCCCGGCCTTTACCGTTACGCGGCCAGCTTCAGGAGCTTCACGGCCTGGGAATCCGCCAACATGCTCCCCACGCGCTTCGTGGTGTAGAAATGCACGTAGGGCTTGTTGGTGAACGGATCGCGCAGGCTGCGAATGCCGATGCGGTCGATGATCCAGAAGCCGCGCCAGTAGTTGCCGAAGGCGATGGGGATGGCACCGGCCCCGATGTCGGGCATGTCCTCGTTCTCGGTGACCCCGTAGCCAAGCAGCATGGCGGGCTGGCCAGCCTGGAGGCTCGGCGACCAGATGTAGTTGCCCTCGGCGTCCTTCCACTTCCGCACCGTGGCCTGCGTCTTCCCGTTCATCATGAACGTGGCGCCGGACCGGTGCCCCTTCTTGAGGGTGTAGATGAGGTCGATCAGGTCATCGGCAGGGTTCACGTCGGCGGTGCGGGCCTTGAAGCCACCGGCAACGCCCGTGGTCAGGAACTGGAGCGTGCCGAAGTCGCGTTCGCCGTCGGGCTCCGCGCTCTGGGGGTAGGCCAGAAGCCCCTTGGGCTTGTTGGCACCGTCACCGTGGATGAAGGCTGCACCTTCCTGCTCCGCGAACTCGGTCACGATGTCCGCGCCCAATTCGGCCTCGACGTTGTAGAACAGGTCGTCGAGGGCCTTCTGGGTAACAGCCGGATTGGCGTAGACTTCGCCCATCACGGGCTTGAGCTCGGCCAGAGTCGGCGTGCCGGTTTCCGGGCGAGCGGACTTCTCACCCACCCAGCCCGAAGCCGTACCGCCGAGGTTCACCAGCTTGCGGTACTCCTCGGTCCCGATGGTCACGACGCGGCACACCTGGCGCATGGGGGACTCGTCGCGCAGGAGGCGCGTGATCTCCTTGTCCTGCTCGATCGGCAGCGCGTAGCCGCCATCGGCGGGGGTGCCGACGCTGATGGCCTTGGCCTCGATCTCGGCCAGGCCGGTCTCGTCACCCTTGCGCGCCCAGCGGTTCCACGCCGCCTTGTGCTCGGCGTGAAGCTGGGCTTCCTCGTCGCCGCCCGCACCGGGGCGGTTGGCCTTCTTGGCCAGGTCGTCCAGTTCCTTCCCCAGACGGGAAAGTTCGGCGTTGGCCTTCTCGACCTTGGCTTCGAGTTCCGAGACGGCCTTGCCTTCGGCCATGGCCTTCAGCCGCTCATCGTTGGCCTTCTTGAACTCCTCGAAGGCCGTCCCCTGCTGTTCGAGCAGGCGCTTGATTTCCTCGCTCATGCTGTGTCTCCGCTACGCCCGGAGGGCGTCGATGTTCCGCCGCACCATGGCGGCAAGTTCGTCAACGTCGCCTTCCTCAGCGTCCCGCAGAGGCAAGCCCTTGAAGCCATCCGCAAGGATGAGCTTCGCCTGTTTCCTCGAAAACCCGGCTTCTCGCAGGGCCAATTCCGCTTCCCGGATGGTGGGGCAGTCGCCGTCGCTCTTGACCCCGGTGACCCGAGCCTTTCCGTTGGCCGGGAAGGTCACGAGAGACACCTCGACAAGTTCGATGGCGGTGAGGGTGCGCCGCGGCTCCTCCGGCTTCGACCGCGCAACCCATTCCTTGGCGATGTAGCCGATGCTCATCCCGTTGATGGCCGGGCGCGGCTTCATCTTCATCAGTGTGTAGATTTCCCGGCCGCGCGGCGTGTCGGCCAGCGTGCCCTCCACGTAGAGCCCGTGCCCGTCCTCGCGGATTTCGGTCCACACACCGACCGGCGTGAAGTCGTCGGCCCCGATGCCCCACCCGCCGTGCTGGAGGAGCATGGCGGGCCACACGCCCGAGGTCTTGAATTCCGCGATGGTCTTGGTGAACGCGCCCTTGGCGATCACATCGCCATAGGCGTCCATGTTCCCGAACACCGCGCCATACCCGCTGAACGTCATGGAGGCGGTATCCTGGCCGGCGCCCTCGGCGAGTTTCAGGTCGAGCAGGCCGAAGCTAAGCCTTTCCATCGCTTCCCTCCGTGCGTTCCGGCGCGGAGCCGGGTTCCACCATGTTCAGCGGCACCCGGTATTCGTCGCCGCCCTCATAGGGATTCATGTCTTCAAGCTCCCGGATGTCGTTGGGGGACAAGGCCCCCACACCGTAGAGCCGGGTGTAGAATTCCGCCCGGTCCCGCGCGGCCCCGCGCATGAGACCGTTGGCGTTGAACCGCAGGTAGTAGCCCTTTGCCCTTTCCTCCGGCGTCAGCAGCTTCTGCGTGCCGCTCTGCTCGATGCAGGCGTACCAGGGGCCAAGGGTATGCACGCCATGCTGGAGGAACATCTGTTCGGCGCTGGCGTAGGTGCTGGCCTTGTCGTAGTGACCGACCATGATGGGCAGCACGCCGAAGGCCCGGCAAACCTCCTCGACCTGGTGCCGTCGGGTTTCGAGGAACTGGGCCTGATCGTTGGGCGACACGAGGGGAAACCACTTCATGCCGCCGCCGAGGATCGCGGTCTTGAAGGCGTTCTCGTTCCCACCGTGGGCCGACTGCCAGGCCTCGCGCAGTTCCTTGCGCTGCTCCTGCGTCAGGTTGATTTCCGTCGTAAGTAGGCCCGACATCCGGGCTCCGTTCTTGAAAAGGCGGGCACCGTGTTCTTCCGTGGCCAGGGCAAGCCCGATGGCCTCGCGCGCCTGCCGCACACCATCAAGTCCGCACACCCCATCCCAGGACAACCAGCGGAGATGCCACATGTCCTCCGCAGGCACCCGCACCCGCTTTCCGTCCTTGGTCGAGAGGTCGTAGGTGATCTCCCATCCGTTGCGCGTGACGGTCACGGAGCCCGGCTGGTACGGCAGCATCTCGACGATGCGGTCGCCCACGCGGTTCAACCAGACGAAGGCGTTGCCGGTCAGGCTAAGATGCAGTCCGAGCATGTGCCGGAACTCGAAGCTGGTCTGGTACTCGTTGGGGCCATGGGCTACGAGGGAGAACAGCGGGTGGGCCGACGCCTCCATCCGGGTCCGGCCATCCGCCCGGTAGAGCTTGAACGGCACCTGTGCGAGGCCGTTGGCGATGACGCGGGCGCAAGCGAGCACCGCAGTGCATTGGATGGCCGTAGCCGCCGTCACGTGGATGCCGCTCTTGGCCAAAACCCCACCCAGCACCTCCGCCAACAGGTCGTAGGAGGTCATGCGGGTGCCCTTCCCTTCGCGCCGGAACAAGCGGGACAACCAGCCCATCACCAGACCTCCGCGAAGATTTCCGGTTCCTCGGCGGGGGCGGCAAGGGCACGTCCAACCGCCATGATCAGGGCAACGGCACCGTCGATCTTGGAGCTCTCGCGCTCCTTGGTCGGGTAGAAGTATTTCACCGGCCCGCCGCCGCGCGCCTGCTTGAGCACCACGTTGCCCATCATCCACGTGAGCACCGGATCATCGGCATGCCGGATGGTGCAGGAGGCGATGCGCGCTTCGAGTTCCTTCATGGGTTCGCTCAGGTTGCCCGGCCCCTGTGTGACCTCCACGATGTCGAACGCGGCCCAGCGGGCTACCCGGTCCATGAGGAACGTCGCTTCGCGCGGGTCGTAGCCGATGGCCTGCACGTCCAGCAGGTCGGCCCATGCGCGCATGTCATCCTCGATCTGGCCGAAGTCGGTACGTGCCCCGTCGGACACGGTGAGCGCACCCACATCGCGGAAGCTCCGGTAATGGGCGTTGTGCGGCTTCTCCACGGTATCGCTCGGCAGGTAGTGCCGGGCGAACACCCGCAGCAGCGCGCCATCCTCGACCACGGCCAGGAGGGAAGCCACGTCGGTACGGCTGGCGAGGTCGAGCCCGAGCCAGGCCCGGTGCCCGGCGAAGTCCTCGATGCGCATGCCGGGGGCCGCGCACTCTGCCCACTTCACCATGTCGGTCCACGCCTGCCCCGCGTTCATCCACTTGTTCAGGTGCTTGCACAGGATGATGTTGCGGCGCGCCGGGCTGGTCATGGCCTCCCGGTAGCGGTCGCGCAGGTAGTCCTCATGCAGGCTCACGCCAAAGTTCGGGTTGGCCTTGCGCCACACCCCGAAGTCCTTCCAGTCGTCGGACTCATCCACGCCGAACATGATCACCAGCACGGTCGGATCGAGTGCGCCTGCCTCCAACTCCTTGGCCAGCCGGTCCCGGTGCTCGTAGCAGGGCGCGGAGGTATCCACCCCCGCCGTGGTGATAACCACCAGCAGGGGCTGCGTACGCGCGCCCATGCCGGTCTTCATGGTGTCGTAGAGGTCCGGCGTCTTGTGCTCGTGGAACTCGTCCACGAGAGCCCCGTGCGGACTGGCCCCGTCACCGGGCTTGCCCACCACGGCCTCGAAACGGCTGGCGGTCGCCAACTGGTAGATGGTGCCGGGGTTCTTCTCCGTGCCACCAAGGTCGATCCCGAAATGCTCCCGGTAGGCGTGGTTCCGCAGGGTCATCATCCACGCGGGTCGGAAGACCTCCAGCGCCTGGTCGAGCGTGGTGGCCCCCGAGTAGACCTCGGCACCGGGTTCTGCGTCGGCTACCAGCAGGTAGTTGCCGATGATGGCCCCGAGCATCGACTTGCCGTTCTTGCGCGGGATTTCGGCGTAGAGTTCGCGGAACCGGCGCAAGCCATCCTCCCGGACCCACCCGAACAGGCACCCCAGCAGGAAGACTTGCCACTCCTCCAGGCGCACCCGCTGCCCAGCCCACTTTCCTTTGACGTGGACCATGTTCTCGGCGAAGGCGCAGACCCGGTTGGCCTTCTCGGCAGAGAACGCATAGGGGCTTCCGCCTCCCTCGACCGCTGCGAGGTCGGACAGATGCCGCTTGCAGGCCAACACAACCCGCCTGCCCGCGACGGCCTTCCCGGCCACCACGGCATGCGCGTATGCATGCACCCGCTCCGCGTAGCTCTTGGCGCACTGCCTACCCACCGAATGCCCCCCACGGGTTCTCGTCGCTCTGGCCCTTCTGCGGACGGCCCACGCGGCCAATCGACGCGGGGGTAAGCCCGAACTCGGCGGCCAGCGACTGCGCATGCCTGCGCGCCTCGTTCAGCATGGCCACCTCCGGATAAGGCCGACACATCACGTCACCCTGCGCGGTGGTCGTGGTATACGAGCGACCGTTCTCGCGGATGAACCGCTCAAGCTCCTCGATCTCGGCAAGACGGGCGGCCAGCAGGCCCAGCGTTTCCTCGAAAGTCTCGGAGGCTAGGCCCAACGGCGAGAGCTTGGCGCAGAGCACCCCGAACCACACCAGCGCCCGTCCCGAAAGGAACGCAGGGGCGTTCGCCACCACCGCCGATGGTTCAGGCGCGGCCTCGTTTGCCCGGTCCTTGCGGAAAGTGCCCTGGAGCACCTTCAGGGTGCGTGGTTTCTGCTTCCGTCCTGTCGCCACTTTTGGTCCTCAGTTTTGACATCGCGCGAAATCGGGAGACCACTCCGGTCTACCGGTTGCCCACTCAAAGATTTACCCTCCCCCTCCCCTTGGCCGCCCGCCGTCCTCGCGGTTGGTCTTGGCGGTGTGGCACCGGTGGCAAAGGGGTTGGAGGTTCGCCCTGTCGTCCGTTCCGCCGCGCGCCCTGCTCACGATGTGGTCAACGTCGGTGGCAGGTACGGGGTGGCCTTGGGCTGCACAGGCACGGCAGAGCGGCTCCTCGCGGAGCACTTGGGCGCGGATGGCCCGCCATGCCCGGCCATAGCCACGTGCGGCAGCGCTTCCCCTTGCCTTGTCCTGCCGGGCCTCGCGTTCAGCCGCTCGGACTCGCGCCGCTTCGGCGTGCGGTGGGCAGTAGCCCGAGGCGTCGCGGGTCAGGGCCCGGCAACCGGGATGCCGACAGTGCTTGAGGGGCCGGAGGGTGCTCATGTGCGCCTCCTAGCCTCCCGCTTGCATCGCTCTTCGGCGAGGGTGCTGTAGGTGGTGTCGAGGCCCCATGTATGGGGGCCGATAGGACACTGGTGTCCTATCAGAGCGGACACGGGTGTCCTCTCCACTATTCCACCTCTCTTTCCACCCTCCGGAGGGCTTGCAGCCCTCAGCACGGAGGAGCGCCCTGTGCGCTGGGAGACGAAGAGTCCGGAGACCACAAGTGTGGCCACAGCGCGCCGGACGGTCCTGACGGTGACCCCGCAGAGTTCCGCCAGCCTGGCTTGGGAAATGCGTGCGCGCCCGGAGCGCGCATCGAGCGAGAGCGCCAGCACGAGCCCGACGAGCCGTTCGGTGGGCGTCAGGGCTGTCGCAAGGATGCGGCGCTGGAGTGCGAAGGTGTCTGTGCATGGGCGTTCGCTCGTCATGTTGGCAGGGGCGGGTTGTTGTTGCCTTCGGGCGTGGCCCCGCCCCTGTGCCCCACGGCTCCGCGCACCAACGCAGCCCGTGGCGGCGGCCCGAGAACTATTCCTCGTTTCCCCCGGTCTTGCCGGTGCCCGTCCGGCTTCCGAGGAGTGCGCCGATCACCTCGGCAATCCGTCCCTGCAATGCATCCAGCACGGCACCGCCGGAGTACGCGGAGACGGACGCGCATGCGACGCGGGCTGTCTCCGGTAGAGATGTCAGGTCCACCAGCATCAGGTTGGTCACAACCCCGGCGAAGAGGGCGACGACGATGGAGCAGAACCAGCCCCACAGGCTTTTCTCTCCACACTTGGCTGCGCGGGCCATGCCTCCGGCCACGGAGAGGGCCAGCACGAGCCACATGCTGGTGAGCCAATCCTTGATCTCGTTCATTCGGTGCCCGCCCATTTCCGCATCCCTGCCTTGTCGGCATTGCACCTGCCCAGGGCCGCTCGGCTGTCCTGCGCGTAGTCCAGGAGGTCACCATTGGTTGCCCCGTCCCACACGGGCGGGTCGGGTGTCGGAGTCTCCTGCATGAGCGTGGCGGGCGGCGTGAGCCTGACGGTTTCGGGCACGGCCACGACCTCCCGCCTATTCGCGGAACAGGCCCCGCACAGCATCAGGCAGAGGCACAGCGTTCCAATCGCGTACGGTCTGGTCATTGCGCAGGGCCTCCTGCCATGTCCGACGGTCAGCGGCCCGCCGGGCGTTGATGTCGTTGATGCGCTGATCCCGCTCGGCAAGGAGCGTGTCCCGCTTGGCGATCTCGGATTCCATGGCCTTGAGCGAGGTCGCGTAGGCGGCATTGGACGCCCGGAGGGTTTCCGCAGTGCTCTGCGCCTCGGAAAGTTCGGCCCGGAGCGCCCTGATCTGCATTTCGCGGATGTAGATAGCCCCACCGAGAACGGCGACAACGAGGGCCACCGCACCGGCTGCCAGGAGCTTGCGACGCAGACCGTTAAGCAAAAACGCCATGGCTAGGCCCTCTCCACCGCCATGTCGATCCCGCGCCCGATGGTGGCCGTGTCATAGGGGTGCTGGCCGTTCTCGTGCCGGATGATGCTGGCGACGAGCGTGGGCAGCACATCGGCGACGACGATGGGCTCGTCAGGGCCGACGCCGAGGCGCTCCGCGACGTGGCGGATGTAGGCTTCGGTGTTGTTCTCGGTCGGGGGTGCCCAGCGCGAGATGATCTGCCGGACTGTCTTGAGCCCTTGCTTGCGCTGGTAGTTGAGCAGGAGGACGGCCATCGCGCGGATGCCGTATTCGGGCGTGGCGAACGTGCAGAAGTCGGGATCGCCCTGGGTCGGGGCGAGGCCCTTCCACTTGTCACCGTGCCGGATGTTGCCGGGATTGTTGTTGCGGATGCCGCGCGGGATAGCCATGGCTGCGCTCCTGTTTGGGAGAAGCGTAGCGCGGGGGGGCGGGAGGGGATCAAGGAAGGCTGGTGTAGAAACCGGGGGTTTCTACGCATGAAGTCGGAGGACTCGACACACGCAAAAGGCCCCCGGTTCACCGGGGGCCTAGTCGTTTGCAGAGCTTCGCCCCAGCAGAAGGATTCGAGGTCGCCCCCCTAGCTGGCTAGCGTTGCCTCTTGGGCTGAATGCAAGAGTGCCTACAACGCGCCCTTGTCCTTTTCAGGATCAGATACCACCTGTGAACCATCCGGAGAAATCCGTTCCCCCTCGCCATCTAGAGCCAACAAGACGGGGAAGTCGTACTTCGCTGCCATCAATCGATGTTCAAGAGCTGCCAGTGTCACTTGATGTTGCGCCTTACGCATAAGGATGACGACCTGAATTAATCCACCGGAATATAAACTCAACTCTTGTTCATCAGCGGAGATGGCTCCGCGCATTTTTACCATCTCTTTTTCCAGAACTGCAATGTAGCTCTCCTTATCACCAGCTGCTCCACCTGTTGGTTTCAGCCTTGAAGATGGATATACCAATTGCACTCGGTGAATGAGACTTGCTTTCTTAGCCATCAACGCGGCCAATGTGTTTTCGTGAATGAGAATTTGCGCATCGAGAATTACCTTTAATGCTCCGCCATACCTGCTCGACTCTGCTTTTCTACCCGCAATTTCCTTATTCAACGCGTCGATGTCGCTCTGTATTTCTTGTGATGAAATTTTGTTTTCTGTCGATATAAAGAACACCGCAGATATTGCTACGCCAAACAGAAGCAAAATTACGCATATAATATATTTTTTCATACCTTAACCTCACAACGAGTCCTTTTCAGACTGTTCATAAAGAGTTTGAAATCTATTCATATTTTCATATTCATATCGCAACACAATATATGCTGAATCTCCAGATTGCGCTTTGACGGAAAGCATAATTCCATCGATATTATCTTTTAGTCTAGCTTTTCCAGACTTTGTCCAATAGCATGCATATGTTCGCTCGTTATGACTTATGGAAGCAACCCATTCATTAGGCTCTTTCCATATAGAACCATAGCGCAGCACATCTAAGAGTTTCCCTTCTCCATAGATTGAATCAAGTTGTTTCTTTAGAGAATCAAAAGAAGTCCGCACAGATGATCCAAACCTGTCATTACGAAAAGTGTGCGAAAGACCTACAATAACGGCAAGCCCAATTTCCGGATGCACTCCTGCAAGGTAGCTTTCAAATAATGAGTGCGGCTTGGGCACATTTGTCATGCTGTACCAAAATGGAGTATCCCCACTAGCAACAGCACCCGGAAATTTCTCCAGCCTGTCGCCCATATTCGTCCCAAACGGACCGGCCATAGCTGGCACGGCGAACCATAACATGACGACCAACAACAACGCGCGACTCCCAACTACCTTCACGGCAAGCCTCCTTTTCGCCAAAGCGTTATCAGTCAGCCGGAGACGTTGCAACGCGCATAGAACATCGGTCCTAACCGACGTTGGCTGGCTAACTCTCGGCAGACGCCTCTGCCGCCACCGGCGGCGTACACCTGATCCAATCCCCCTGGATCAACTCCCTCCGCCGCCCCGTGAACCCGCACACCTCGCACAGGTAGTCTGAGTCCCGGTCATCCGGCCCGGCCACCGACGTGCGCAGCAAGCGCAACGCCGCCCCGCACAGGGGACAGGGCACCACGTTCCTCGGCCTCGCCATCAGCACTTCCTCCCGGCGCTCGCGCGCATTTCCATGGTATCCGGCACCACTCCGGACCGCATGTTGACAGACATGACCGCCCCCCTTAATTTAACGACAAACGGTAAACGCTGGACGGAAAATGATCGCATCGTTCCGCTGCAAGGAAACACGGGCGCTCTTCGAGGGCGCGCCAACCCGCAGGTTCAGGGCCTTCACCAGCGTTGCCCTGCGCAAGCTCGACATGCTCGACGCCGCCGCATGCCTTGACGACCTGCGCATCCCTCCGGCCAACCGCCTCGAAGCACTCAAGGGCGACCGGCAGGGGCAGCACAGCATCCGAATCAATGACCAATGGCGCATATGCTTCGTCTGGCGCGACGGGGCCGCCCATGATGTCGAAATCGTGGATTACCACTGAGGATACCGCCATGCGCATCCGCACCCACCCCGGCGAAATTCTGAACGAGGAATTCCTGAAGCCCCTGAACATCACGGCCCATGCCCTTGCCGTGGCGCTTGGGGTGCCCGCCACCCGCATTTCGGACATCGTCCACCAGCGGCGCGGCGTCACCGCCGACACGGCGGCGCGGCTTGCCCGGTTCTTCGGGACCAGCGCGGCCTTCTGGATGAACCTGCAATCCGCCTACGACCTGTCCATCGTGCAGCGCGACAAGGGCGACGATCTGCTCCATATCCGTCCGCATCCTTCCGCCGGTACGGCCCGCGCCTGCTGATCCGGGCATCAGAACCTCTCCACTTCCCACTCACCGCGCTTGCCGGGCTTCACGGCTACGAACGTAAACCAAGGCTTCTGCTTGGCCGCGACCTTGATCTTCACGCGGGCATCATCTTCCCAGTGCCCTTTCACCTCGTGAAGCTCGACAGCGCCACTCGCCCGAATCACGAGAAAGTCGGGCGTGTAGAACGTCTTGTCGGCGAGCCGCAGCTTGAGCCCCTCGTAGTCCCAGCCCACGATCTTGCCCGCCCGTTCGAGGGCGGCCAGATGCTCGGCATACCGGGCCTCGGTCTGATTCATCCCTTCGCTGCGGTAGGTCCGGCCGGGCGCGGGTAGCCGCCCCTTGGCCTTCACCGGCGCCGGGACACCTGCCGGGCGCTGCACGGGTGGCGCTGCCTGCACCGGCGCGCGGTTGCGCATCCACTTTTCCAGCCCCCCAGCCGCCTTGATCTCTGCTGCGCTGACCGTACTCATCGTGCGGCCCCCGCCAGGGCTTCGGCGCGTGCCCGCTCGTGCTCCGGTCGCTCCTGCCAGTCCATGCCGCCACGCTCGAAGGCCCGCACTGCGCGCGGCACCGGCACGCCATGGTTGCCCCTGTCCGGGTAGAGCCCGAGGCGTTCGCGCTCGAAGGCCACGGTGCCGCCCACGTAGCCGCGCGGCATGACCATGAGTCCCAGCGCCTCGATGTCGCGCCGCGTCTCCCCGTTGCCGCCGGGATGGCACCGGCACCGGCGGACCAGGCGCTGCCACGTGTCCGCTCCGGTGCGCGGATCGCGGGCCGGTGCCCAGGCGAAGATCACGCCCGGCACATCGCACTCGGAGCAGCAGCGGGAATCGCTGACCACCTGCTCGGGGTGGTTGGCCTGCCACTCCTCCCACAACACGCGGATGGCCTGACCGAGGTTGCGCGGCAGCGTGGCGCCGTCGAGCAGACGCTGCCGAATCCACTCCAGCGGTGGCCCCGACGGGACATGCCCGCACTGCTCGAACCAGATGTCGCGGGAACGCTCGCCGGGCGGGTTGCACCCGAACCCCGCGTAGACATCGCTCACCAGCGCCTCGAATGCCGTCCGCCCCATGTTCCGTGGCGTTGCCTTGCTCATGCCCGTACCTCCGTCTGCTCTGCTTCTCTGGCCAGCCTGGCCTCATAGTCGGCGGTGTTGATCTCGTGGAACGACTTGCCCCGCAGGTTGGCGTACGGGTCCGGCGACCGTGGCGGCTTGTTGAGCCAAAACCGCCCGGAGAGGAACTTCTGGGGCGACGGGATGAACCGTCCACCCTCCTTGGCCCATTGCTCGCTGTTCTCCCACTCGGACAAGGCATCGAAGAGCCGGGGGAGGCCGGGGTACGCCCTGGCCTTCTTCATGGCCAACCACGACGGCAAGACGGCGTAGATCGGCTGCCGGGCGCGCTCGGGGTAGGCTTCGAGGAACTGCTCAAGCTCAATGTCCGGGACATGGCGAGGCGGTTCTGGCACATCAGGCTCTTCGGAAGGGAGAGAATCGACCGGTCCCAACCCGTCTCCACCCCCCAACGGGGGGGTAGGGGGGGTGCCTTTATTCTTCTCTTCTCCCATTCTTAAATTCTTGTTTGTGGTCGTCTGCTGGTCGCTTGCTGGCCGCCTGCTGGTCGTGTGCTGGCCGGATAGCTGGCCACCTTGCGGGTCAATCTGCTGGTCGCCTGCTGATCTTTCAGCCTGATATCTTCCCCAGTTCACAAGGGAAACCACGGTAAACTTGTTGGTCGCCTGCTGGGCGATAATCCCCATACTTTCAAGCGTTGCCAGACAGGTCCGAACCTTCCTTTCGGTCGAGCAAAGGTCCGCAGCTAATCGCTTGCGCCCGATGATGACTTGCCCCGGAAGAAGCTCAACGGAGGTGGTACCCACCAACTGCTTGCGCGGCTTGGACGACGCTTTGAGCATCAGGTACAGGAAAAGCTGGCACACCTCTGCATTAGCCATGATTCCGCTGTCTTCCAGCTTGCGCCAAACCTTGATATATCCTCTGTTCATCAGAAAACCCCCAAGGAGGGAAAAGCATGTCCTTCAAGCTTCACTACCGACCGGAGACAGAAATTTTCGTGAATGATCAGCTTACGGTCACGATTCGCCAGAAGAACTTTGAAATGCAGGATGAGGCCCTAGTTGTTCTGGCTCCTGAAGACATCCCGGCAATAATCGAGGCTCTTCAGGCTTGCGCCAGCGAAGCGCTTGAAATGCGAACCGAGGAAGAAAACGCCAAGGCTCAAGGGTAACCTCACCGCCTTCGTGTCGGCGCATCTGGCCACGGCGCCCACAGGTCACCATGGGCAAGGGCCAACCATTCGTCGCGGCACAACCACAACCGCCCAGCGGAGGGGAGGGAGTACAGCCGGGCCGCGCCAGGCAGCACCCTTCCGCCCCGTTCAAGCAGCACGCTCTGACCCACTTCGGGCAATGTGCCCGGCGTGCCGTCGTACCGCGTCCACGTGAGCGTCGTTTCCAACTTCATGACCACCCTCGCATGTCCGGCCCCGGATTTCCGGAACCAGCGCACGCTATGCAAACGATCTGCGCCTCACCTGAAAAAGACGCCGGTCGAAGGGCAATCTCTCGGGCTATAGCACACTTTTTTCCTTTGTATTGCAGGGTGTAAAATCTCCAAAAACACACCCTGCCCTTCACACCCGAATAGCTGTGCCCTTGCCGCGCGTCTTTTAGCGTCGGCGAAAAAATGCACCCTGCCGTCCGCACCCAACTACCTGTGAACCTCGGACGCGTCTTTTAACGGTTATGAATACAAGCGCCCTCACCGGACAGGGTGCCCCCCTCTCCCCCTCCCCTCCGGCTCCTGCCCCCTCCTCCCCCAGCAACGGGTCTTGCACCACTCGACGTGCAGCCACTGCCAGGGTGGCTTGGTGAAGGGGCACGGGCGCAGGTGGGGATAGCGGAGATACGCGGCGCGGGCAGCCTCCGGCGTCGTGTAGCCGATCTGCTCGGGCGACTTGGGGCGGTAGGGGCATCCACAGGGCACGCCCTGAGCATCGCCCCGCGCAGGGGAGCGACCAACCCCGGACGCACGCAGGCTTGCCACTCCTGCATCGCAGTGCCGGGAATCGCCCGCTAATTGGACTTCACGCTGCCTGTACTGTCCCGTCACACGCGCCCCCTTCATGCATGGGCACACGGCGTCACCGCCGCGCTATCCCGCCTTGCGTATCCCTTTGTGGTTATTGCGCAACATCAGCAATTCATGTTGACCGCACCAGAAGTGGACACTACACATCTTGAGAGCACATCACCTCCGATGTACTCCCTCTCTGAGGAGCCTCCGTCTGCACCACGGGGGCTTCTCTCTTTTCGGGCCGCGCACCACTGCGTCGCAGCCAGATTGGCTCCACAGTCCGCAACCACACCACGCGGCACGGAGAGCACCTACCCTGCGCCGCTGTCCCGGTCTCTGGCGCGCACAACCACGTCCTCCAGTTCCTTGAGCGCGGCGCGCAGCCTGGGCATGAGGTCGGTGTAGTGCCGCCCGGCCCGCGCGGCCTTGATGAAGTCGGTCACGGCCTCGTAGCCTTGCAGGCACTCGTCCTCCATGCTCCGGCCATCCGGCTCGCCGCCAAGGGGGCGCAACCCGTAGCCCATGAACCCGGCCAGCGCCTCCAGCGGGGCCACGGAGCGGCAGGCGCGCATCAGCGGCACCAACGACTCGACGCCGAGCTTAGCGCCCGCGTCATAGGGGGAAAGCTCGCGCGAGAGCGCGGACTTGTGCTTGCCGATCTCGGCGGCGATGGCCGTCAGGGTACGCCCCGAGTTCTCCACCATGTCCGCGATCACATCTTCCAACGCGCGCATTAAACAACCTCCTGACAAGTTTCATTTTCTCTTGGCGCATGTCGGGGTAACGTGTGAGCATGGAAAAGAAGGTGCATGTCCACGTCACCAGCCGCCGGTGCCTGAACGGCAACCACGTCGCCCTGGTCCGCCTGACCTCGCCGGGAGACGTGGACTGGCGATCCGTCCTGCTCCCCTCCCCCGCGTTGTCCGGCTCGTTGCTTGATGCCGTGGTTGCAACGGCTCTGCGTTACCACGCGGGAGGGCATGGGGCGCGCTTGTGCGCCGAGTACCAGCTACGGCTGCCGATGCACCCTTGATGCAGGATGCTGCATCGCCAGCACCCGACCAGCCTCCACCGGCAGCAGCGCCCCGCGTCCTGTAAAAATCATGCTGCATAATTGACCTTGCCCGTGTGCCCGCCCTACCCCACAAGAAGAGATAACTACCCATCAGCACACTCATTCTCGCGGGGCACCTCATGAACGATCTCATCAGTACCGCCATCCGGAACCGCTGCTGCCTTTTCGTCCGCTGCGCAGAGCATGAATGCATGATCGAGCCACACCTTCTGGGACTCAGCGCCAACGGCAAGCTCTTGCTCAAGTCCTATCAATCCCCCATCCCGGACACGCCGTTCCCTGTTGCTGGCTGGCGGACCTACCGACTGGAGGACATCGAGGAGATCGAACTCACAGACATCCCGTTTCCCGGCCCTCGTGCTGACTATGACGCCACGCAACCGGGCCGCATCGCCAAGGTCATCTGCCAACTGTAGCGGGGGATCACCCTCCCGCCCGCAATGCCGGGGGCGGATTGCCCCCGGCCACGAATCCTCGGTATGGAGGCGGTAGCCACTCCAACCTTCAACCAAGGGAGGGACCATGCTCAGCAAACTTCAAATTGCCATCCTCAAGCACTTGGACGAGGCCAGCCCCGAAGAGGTAGCGGCAAAAGATTTTCACCAGTACGGCGAGCCCGATGCCTGCAACAAGGCGCTGATCTACCTCGACGGGCACGGACTCATTGACGGCTTGATCGTTGAGACCAACGACAGCCCCCGCACATGCTTGACGGCAAAAATTACCTCGGAAGGCCAAGACGCCATCTCCGAACACGGGGGCTACACCGCCCAGAAGCAAACCTTCACCATCCGCCTTGAGCAGGACACCATCCGCGAGCTTCTCCTCGCCAAGGCGGCTATGGCCGAGCTTCCCGAACCACAGCGCAGCAAGCTCAAGGCGGCCATCGCCAATCTCCCCGCAGAAGCCCTGAAAGCCCTCACCCTTGATCTGCTGCGCAAAGGAGTGGCCCAACTTCCGGACGCGCTTCAGCTAATTGGTAGAGCGTGCGGCTTACCCTTTTGAAGCGCAGCGAGCCCACGCCCTTCACGTGGAACCAGAACTCGGGCCGGTCTTCGTGCAGGAACTCGAAGTAGGCGTGGATGCTCGGCACAGGTGAGCCCTTGGCCTCCTTGCGCTCGAAGAAGTGGAAGCGCCCGAACATTTGCATGCTGCCTCCTGGTTCCGCCCGCAGGCGGGTTGAAGTGACAACGCGGCCCGGCAGCATGGGCATGCCATGCCGTCAGGCCGCGTCGCGGGGTGGGGGCCAAAGGTCTGGACGAATTAAATACAACGGAATGGAAAGACGAACGGAGTAACGGATAGCCATCTCTGCTGAGATTCGGCGCCGCCCCTGGCAATGACAGTACACCGATCCACGGGAAGACACGCCTGCGGCTAGGGCTAGTGCCCCGTATGAAAGCCCGTGATTTTTTCGAAATTGCTCAAGAACATTTTCCATACCTCATGTTCTCACAAGAGAACAAATACATCAATAAACAACGACTTTGTTTCTTGCTGAAAACACTCCCACCAGCTACCTAAAAAAAATGGATAAGTGGAACAAAGTCGCACAAGACGCTTGGCAAGCAGTTCTCGCGGGTGTCCAAGCCCTGAAAAGGGAGGGGAAGACGCTTGACGAGATCGCGCGCATCTTGGGCGTTAAGAATCGCGCCCTTATCGGCGAGTGGCTAAATAAAAATCGAGAAGCAGCAAATGCTCCTTTTCCCAACATGCTTCGCTACCTTGAAGCACTCGGCTATAGCGCACAAGATTTCCTTCCGCCGCCTACGATAAAGCGTGTCGCCCCAAATGCCCCGGAAGAAACCATACCGCACGCTGAAGGACTTCCCTCTATTCCGGTTGTCGCGCATGCAGGGGCAGGGCATGAAATTGATTTTTTCCTTAGCGAACCTGAGCGTATGCTACAGATTTTACCTAGTTACTTTCACCCTAACATGCGCGCAGTCCAAGTAAACGGTGACAGCATGGAGCCCACTATACACAAAGACTCGTGTGTCGGTGTCATCCCTGCTCATGGACAACTTGAAGAGGGACATATCTATCTGGTAAACAGGCCACCTTTTGGGCTTGTCGTAAAAAGAGTCTTTCAAGGGGAAAGCAATGGCATCATTTTGCGTTCTGACAACCCCCGATGGCCCGACCAGTACATATCATGCGAAGATCTTGAAGGAATAATAATAGGAAAAGTCATTTGGGTTCTTCAAAAGGTATAAAAACCACAGACACGGAGCTCAATAATGGCAGACATGAAAAACAAAATCACAAAAATTCACGAAATAAACATTCAAAAGTTTCGAGGTCTAATCGACGTTAACGTCAAATTTGCCGACAGAATAACAGTGATCTGCGGAAAAAATGGAACTTCAAAGTCGACAATTCTAGGTTTAATAGCCCAAACTTTCAGCTTTAGAACTGACTACACACAACACCCCCCGGACTCGTCACTTAAAGACTATCGAACCATTTCCGGCGCACAATTCGAATCCAAGTTTAGTGAACACTTCAGATTTTCAAAGACTTTTGATAAAGCAAAAGATATGGACGTCGCCATCAAAATATATGATGGCGCTGAAGATACAAAGTTAACTGACCTCAAACTCACTCTCGTAGGTTCAAAAGACAGAACATTTCCGCGCCCCGTCCTTCGAAACAACAGCACAAAATACACGGATAATGCCAGCAGAAACGTAACGCACCCTTTGATATACCTCAGCATAAAAAGACTGCTCCCCATATCAGAAAGAGATAAATACACACCAATAACCCGTGATGCCATCTCCTCCCTTCAAGGCAAAATGCTTTCTGACCTCAACAGACTTCTATTAAAAAGCAACTGCTGCGAACTCACAGCAACAGAGGGAACACTCCCTTCCATAGTTGGACACGCTAGCCACTATGATCACGAGTCCGTATCGGTTGGCGATGACAACGCTGGACAAATAATACAATCGCTCTATTCATTCAAAATACTCAAAGAAACTTATAAAAATTACCACGGCGGAATTCTTCTTATTGACGAAGCGGATGCCGCGCTTTTCCCTGCCGCCCAAATAGAGCTTATCAACTTACTTACAAGATTTTCAAAAGAATGCGACCTACAGATCATCATAACTTCGCATTCTCCAACACTCATAGAACGCGTCAAGTGGCTTAGTGATAAATCAAAAAGCGATTACAGCGTAGTATATATATCAAGCCATCGCGAAAAAATGGAGATCCACGAAAACTACTCGTGGGCAGAGATACTCGCAGATCTCAAGGTTGAGCCCCTGCGCCTTGGCCTCGCAATCCCCAAAATAAATATCTACTTTGAGGATGGTGAAGCCAAACATTTCTTTAAAAGAATCGTTGGAAGTAAAATCAAACGGCGCCTCAAGATATCAAAAGCAAATCTCGGCTGTGAAAACTACAAAAATCTCATTAAAGAAAAAATAGAAGAGTTTTCCAAAAATAGCATAATATGCTTCGACCAAGATGTTAAATCCGTCCCAAAGATCCCCACAGCCGTAAAACTCCCTGGAGCCATCCCCCCCGATCAACTGCTCTTTGAATTGCTTTCAAATTTCAGCAGAGACCATGCAATATGGGAAAATGAACTCAGAATAACCAAAGATGTTTTTTATAGAATCGCGAGAGAGATTCGCCAGCTGCTCAACATCAATTCAGAGGCCCCAATAAACCTTTCTCAAATGCTGCCAGGCATTAAGGCGGAAGGTGGCATCATACGCAGCACCTTTAAAAATTTCTACAAAGATCAAACAATACAGGCTCTCGCCGACAAGGCATTCGACATATGGAAGAAGGACAATTCCGCTCTGTGCCTAGACTTTGAAAAGAACTTGATCAAAGCAATCAGTGCTGCTGAGAAGCAGATACACACGATCGCAGCCAGAGCCATACTTTAAACCTCGTATTTGTACGATGTTATAATTTCTTCCGGAATCTTCAGAGACGGAGGAGAGATGAAAATCTCTTCTCCTCTCCGTGAAGCATGCGACCGATAATGAAGTGTAAAACTACGAATGATCATACCATCATAAAGTTGCCTTATCCTACCTACATCATCATAAGTAACAACCCATTTAACATTCTCTGAAAGGCTTTTCATTTTCCTTGCGATAACTGCATGATCATCTTCTTTGTAATAATTCATATAAAGAGTTGCCCCTTTTAAAAAGTAAGGGGGATCCAAAAAAAGTAAATGCGCATCGCCATAGCTATTGCTTATTGCTGATATTAAATCCAATGCATCCTTTTGATGCACTTCAATTTTATCAACAAGCGGCGCGATTTTTTCCAGAAGCGCGATCAATCGTTTTTTTGGAAAACGAGCATCTATTAGGTATTTCCCTGTCTGATTAATACCGCCTACAGGATTCGCACCAAGAATTCCTGACCGATTACATCTATTCAAATAAAATGTTGCGAACCCTATTTCTCTATCGCTGTAACCACCGGGACAGGAAAAAACCTCCTTTTGCCTATGCCATTCTTGCACAGATATAGGAGTCGAATCTATTCTCAATGCAAACTCATACGGGTCTTCTACTAAAAACCGCCAGAAAGCGGATATTGCCGGATCTGCATCATTGATTATGACTTTTCCTGCAACCCCACTGAGCAGAAGATTCATCGCGATACCGGCGCCGCCTGCGTACGGTTCTACGTACACGCCTCCAACCATATCATTCATTTGAAAAATATTGGCAATCGTGTTCGTTAGAACCGATTTCCCCCCAGGGTATCTCAACAAGCTATTTGTCTTCGCCATGTTTTCAGTATACAAGTTTCGGCCTCATTCTTCATCCAAATAAATAGCTTTTATATCATGTAGTTATCGAAACGACTTCTTGTTCTCATCTCTCCTGTCTTTGCGAGAAACAAGAGTTTGCGTTGACTTTGTTTCTTCATGAGAACAAAATACCTCATCACCATCGAGGAACACCCCGCGAGCAGCGCCATCCCGGCAGAGCGAACGGAAGGAGCCGAGGACGGTGGTCCCGCCGGTCAGTAGCGAGGCCCGAACAACGCGCGAAGGCATGCAGGTAGCGCGGATCAGTAGGGAGCCGGGACCGAAGGCCATGAAGGCGGGCGGCATCAACGGACATGGATCGTTGTTCCCTGGGATAGAGCCGGGGCCAAGCACTCACGGGAAACCTGCTGCACCGCCGCGCAACCCCTTGGCCGGGTGACGGACAGCAGCCCAGCGGTGGCCGGTGACTACCGGCGGGATGGAAGGCAACGCAGCCGGGCATCCCGCCATCCCACGGAGCAACGATCCGGAGAGTAGCCGGAGGGAACATGGCGACCATCATCACCAGAGTGAACGGCAAGCCCGTCTGGGCGAACAGCGCCGACATGCTGGCCCTGCTCATCGTGGCCATGCAGATCGGGGCGCTCACCGCGCAGGCCCGCACGTGGCAGCGCGCGCAGGGATGGAGGCAGTGACCATGCAGTGGTTCACCATCGCCTACACCCGCGAGGGCGCGGACCGCATCCACCTCGAAACGGTCGAGCACCCCAACGAAGTCGAGGCATGGGGCTACGCCGTGGACATGGCCGACACCGGTTGCGAGGTCGAGATCATGCCCCACTACTTCTGCATCCCCTCGTACCACGGCCACAGCTTCCGGCGCGAAGTCAGGGACGCCAGCGCCCGCGCCGATGCGGTCAACTGGCACCACAAAGGCCTCGCAGCACGTGAGCGCCTGAAACAGATGGCCCAGACAACGGCGACCTAGCGCACCGCGCGGCCCCGCGCCGCACCTTTCCCACATCCCTGTCACGGGAGGACAGCATGAACCAGGCACAGACTCTTGCGCCCATCTCGCCTCACGCCCCGGCTCCGGCCAACTACATGCCGGTGACCGACCTTGTGGCGCAGGTGGGGCACATCCAGCAGGTGATGCACGCCGTCATGAAGGACGGCGAACACTTCGGGAAAATCCCCGGCTGCGGCGACAAGCCCACCCTGCTCAAGGCCGGGGCCGAGAAGCTGGCCATGACGTTCCGGCTCGCGCCCGAATACGACATTCAGGAGCGCGAGATGCCCGGCGGGCACCGCGAGTACCGGGTCATGGTCCGGCTCGTGTCCATCCTTACCGGCGTCATGGTCGGCGCTGGCGTGGGCCTGTGCTCCACCATGGAGGGCAAGTACCGCTACCGCGCCGGTGATGGCGAGATCACCTCCGTCCCCGTGCCCAAGAACTACTGGGACACCCGCCGCAGCGACCCCACCGCCGCAGCCCGCATCCTGCGCGAGATCGCCAACAAGGCTGGGCTGCCCGGCTCCAAGTTCGGCACCAAGAAGGACGCTGAGGGCCGCTGGATGGTCAGCACCCACGGCGAGCGCGTCGAGCACGACAACCCCGCCGACTACTACAACACCGTGCTCAAGATGGCGAAGAAGCGCGCCCTCGTGGACGCGGTTCTCACCTCCACTGCCGCCTCCGACATCTTCACGCAAGACATCGAGGACATGCCCGAGGTCATTCCCGGTGCCGGTGCCGCCACCTCCTCGCAGCAGCAGAAGCCCCAGGGCACGGGCAAGAAGACCACCACGCCGCAGCAGGGCAACCAGCAGCCCGCCCACAACCCGGACCAGCCCCCGGCCCCCTCTGCCGCGCAACTCGCCATGCTGCGCAACGAGGGCAAGAAAGCCGGGCTTGATGAAGCAGGACTCGTCTCCCTCGCGCGCCACATGACCGGCGACGACTCGATCCAGAGCATCGACCAACTCACCAAGCCCGAAACCACGCAGATGATCGACGGCATCAAGTCCGGTGCGCTGCTCAACATCCCGCCCGATGCCAACCAGCAGATGGGCGACATGCCCTCGGGGTTCTAGCCATGACCGAACCGAACATCACCGAAACCCTGCCCGCCATCTCGTTCAACGCCGAGGAACTCGAAGCGTGGGTGCGGGCCATCGTGGCCAACTACGAGGGGCTCGTGGTCACCGAGGACATGGTGCCTGCCATCAAGTCCGAGATGGCTGGCCTGAACAAGGTGCGCGACCGGCTCGAAGCGGCCCGCAAGGAAGCCGTGCGCCGGGTCAGCGCCCCGATCAGGGAGTTCGAGGACCGGATCAAGGCGGTCACCGCCATCATCGTGGAGGCCCGTGCCGGGCTCGATGCGCAGGTGAAGGCGTTCGAGGAACTCCAGCGCGCGGACAAGCGCCGGGAGGTCCAGTTCCTCATCACGGCCACCCTTGATGAGCACGGGCTGCCCGGCCTCGACATCCCCATTCAGGATGCCTGGCTGAACAAGACCAAGCCCCTCAAGACCATCAAGGCCGAGGTCGAGGCGATCATCCTGCGCCACATCCAGCAGGAGCGGGAACGTGCCGCCCTCGAACAGGCGCGGCAGGACCGGGCCGTGGCCATCGAACAGAAGGTCGAAGCCCTGGCTGAAATCTACGGCTTCTCCCTCCCGGCCTCGTCCTTCCTGCGCTTGCAGGACTTGCAGGTGCCCTTGGCCGAAGCCCTGACCCAGATCGGGCAAGCCTACTCGGCGCGGGCACAGGCCATGCGCATCGCCCCGGCGGCTCCCGCCGCCACCCCGCCCCGGTCCGCGCAGGTGCTCCAGCCCGTGGCCCCCGCCGCCGCGCCCGGACGGCCCCTGCGCAAGACGCTGACCATCACGCTCGAATACGACGCCATGCGTGAGCCCGCTGTACTGGCCTCGCTCCGGCATCTCGAAAGCCTCTGCGCGTCGTTCACCCGCACCCCCGGCATGCGCGCCGCGTAGCCGGAAAGGAGGCCCCATGGCCCGCAAGAAGAAGGAAAAGGCCCCGGTTCAGGCCGATCTTCCCGAGAACACCGTCTTCATCACCATCACCGCCGACATCCTCCAAGAGACCGACGCCGCGATCCTGATCCGCTGCGGCGAGGTCGAGGACTGGTTGCCCCTCAGTCAGATCGAATTCACCGGCACCAAGGGCGACACCGGCGTGGTCATCAACCTGCCCGAGTGGCTGGGCGACGAGAAGGGCCTGACCGACGGCATGGGCGCGGCCCCGGCTCCGACCGATGCCGAGCAGGCCGACGCCTCCGGCGAAGACGACGCGGCCACCGATGAGCCCGGCGCGTCGGCGGTCGCCAATGACCAGAACTGGCTGCGGCAGGAAACGATCACCGTCACGCAGGAACTGACGCAGGCCGAGAAGGCCGAGTACGCCGAAGAAATGGCCCGGCTCGATGACGAGATCGAGGAACTGGAAACCGAGCGCGACCGGGTGAGCAAGGCGTTGAAGAAGCAGATCGACGCCAAGGAAGATGAACGCCGCGCCCTGTCCAAGGTCGTGCGCGAAGGCACCGAGACGCGCGAAATCTTCTGCGACCTGGTGGCCGACTACAACACCTGCGAAATGGTCTGGACCGACGCCCACCCGCCCCACGAGGAAGTGCGCCGCCGCAAGATGACTGCCGAGGAACGGCAGCTTCCCCTGACCATGAACACCCGACCGGACTCGGTGGGCCAGCCTTCGGACGACGAGCCCGACAGCAGCAAGGAGCAGCCCGATGACGCCCCCGGCTTCGATGCCCACGACGCCGATGTGACCGGGGAAGATACGGCAGCCGATGACGGTCCGGACGACGCCGACCTTGATCCCGACTACCCCCACATTCCGCCCATGGCCGCACACGCCGACGCCGAAGCGGTGCAGTAACCGACCACCCCTGACCCAAGGAGCAAGACATGACTCGTGAAACTGGTTTTCTGGGAATTCTGGCCAAGATGGGGATGGAGGACTGCGCCTGCGAGAGAAAGCGCGCCAACTTCCCGAAGTTCGAGAACGAAGGCGAGGCCCTTGCCTACGCCAAGCGCATCGCCACGCTCAAGCCCGGCGAGATCGTGATGTACGGCAACCAGGACGAAGACCTCACCACGGCCGTGTACATGCACCCCGTTGAAGGTGGCCAGCGGGGGTTTCTTCTCACGCTGGACGAGGACAAGGAAGTTTCGGGATCGGTATGCCCCTGGGGTGCCCTGTGGTTCCCCGACATGGTGAAAGCCTCCTGACCCGGCGCAGCCGTGGCGACCGGGCATCCCCCCTTCCGTGCCAGGTCGTCACGGCCAACCGGGCAGCGATCACACGCAACTAGCAGGGCCTGTCTCGCTGTCCGGGCTTGAGGAGCCCGCCGGGGGGTGCAAGCCCCCCGGCAAAGGAGGTCACCTGAATGCATGAAGACAACGAGGCCGCACCGGCCAAGAAGCCCCGCCCCACCAAGAACTTCGCCGCCATCAACGGGGCCTGCAAGATGGCCCGGCTGACCGACGGCAGCAAGCCCAAGGCATGCCCCCATTGCGGCACCAACTCCAAGCTCCGGACGTGCCCGTTCTGCCACCGCAAGAAATAGTTCCCTCCCCCAACACCCGCAGCGACAAAACCTCCCTCCTCCGTCGCTGCGGGCACTCCGGCCACACCGCTCCGGTGTGGTCGGACGGGGATCACGCTCAGCAAGGAGGTCCAGGACATGCACCCCACAACCGGAAGCAACACACCGCAGCCATCTACTCGGCTGTGCGCGCCCCTCCCGGCTCTCGGCCCCCTCATCTCCCCCGAAGACCTCGCCGCGTCTCTTGGCTGGACGGTGAAACGTCTGTATGCCCACGCCAAGGAACTTGGCGGCATCAAACGCGGGCGCGCCTGGCTGTTCTATTCGGCCAACGTCGAACGCGCCCTTCAATGGAGGAATGATGCCAATAACGAGGAAAGACCGGCACGGAAAACCGGTGATCTATGGGAGGGTGAAGCTTCCGAGCGGGAAGCACCGGGAGCATCGTTGCACCACATGGCGGGAGGCCGTGGCGTGGGAAGAGAGCGTGAAGGTGACACAGCCCGATACGGTGACCGGCACGGTCTCCTTGGCGGCGCTCTTCACGGCGTACCTGGATCACGTGCAGGCGCGCGGCATGGCGGACAAGACATACGGGGAGAAGAGGCAGGCGTTTCGTGAACTGCTGGCCGACGTAAAGCCGTCCCTGCCTGTCCAGCGCGTGACCTACGCCCTGATCGAGGCGCACCTGGACGGCATTGCCCGGCGCATCAGCGGCGCGCAGGCCAACCGGCGGCGCAAGAACATCCTCGCGGCCTATTCGTGGGGCGTGCGCGCCTTCAAGCTGCCCGAGCCATGCCCGTGGCGCGTGGAGCGGTACAGGGAAGACAAACGCCCGAAATACGTCCCGACACCCGAGGACTTCTGGAAGGTCCACGACGCGGCGAAGTCACCGGATAAACGCGCCATGCTGTTCACGGCGCTGCACACGGCGGCCCGCAAGGAAGAGTTGTTCCGCATGCAGCGGAACGACCTCGACTTCGCCAACCGCCGTCTCCGGCTCTGGACGCGGAAACGCAAGGGCGGCGGGCTTGAAGAGGACTGGATACCCATGACCCAGGCCCTGCACGACTGCCTCTTGCGCCACCGCCTGCAAATGGGCTTCCGCGAGCATGTCTTCGTCAGCAGCCGGGGAACCCCTTGGGTATCCGCAACGCACCTCATGTACTCGCTGTGCGACAAGGCTGGAGTGCGCCGCTTCGGCTTCCACGCAATCAGGCACCTGAGCGCGTCGATGCTCGACGGGGCCGGGGTGCCGCTCTCGGTGATCCAAGCCATCCTGCGCCATCGGAGCGCCCTGACCACATCGCGCTACCTCACCTCGTTGCGCGGCGTGCAGGCATCCCTGGACGGGGTGTTCGACAGAACAAAAAGTGAGTCACCAAGTGAGCCATGCTTGGCGGCTACTCACTTGGTGACTCACAACTAA